TTTTCATTATTTTTTTCATTTCTTCCATTATTTTGATTTCCTAAATCGGTCATTATACTTTAATCTGTATATTTAGTGAATAATATTAAAAGAAATCTATTTAAACTAATTTTATTTATTGATTTACGAGTGTAATACATTTCATATTGAATACGTTAGAATATCATTCTTTTAATATTATATGTGTGTATATAAATAGTATTTTAGGAAAATGACATTAGAATTGAAAAAATTTGATATGCGAACAATTACATTTAATCCGGATGAAAATAAAGGACCCGTCATCGTATTAGTGGGTCGTCGTGATACGGGTAAATCATATTTGGTGCGAGACCTATTATATCACCATCAAGATATTCCAGTGGGAACCGTGATTTCGGGAACAGAAGCCGGTAACGGGTTTTATGCGAGCCATGTGCCTAAAATATTCATTCACGAGGAATATAATAGTGCTCTCATCGAAAATGTGTTACGACGACAAAAAACTGTATTGAAAACGGTTCATAAAGAGGTTGAAATGTATCGTAGAAGAACGACTGACCCTAGGGCATTCGTCATTTTAGATGATTGTTTGTATGACCAAACGTGGACCAAAGATAAATTGATGCGTGCTCTTTTTATGAATGGGAGACATTGGAAAGTGATGTTGGTCATTACAATGCAATATCCTTTAGGTATTCCACCCAACCTGCGCACAAATATAGATTATGTTTTTATATTGAGAGAGCCCACGATGACAAATCGAAAAAGAATATGGGAGAATTATGCATCTATGTTTCCCACATTTGAATCATTTAATTCGGTAATGGACCAAACCACCGAAAATTATGAATGTTTAGTCATCAATAATAATTCGAAATCGAACAAATTACAGGACCAGATTTTTTGGTATAAAGCGGAAAGTAGACCGGATTTTAAACTGGGTTCGAAAGAATTTTGGGAAGCATCTAAAATGATGGGTTCTGACGATGAAGACGAAGCGTTTGACCCTAGCAAAGCCAAAAAGAAGAATGCGGCACCGGCCATTAATGTTAAAAAAAGTAAATGGTAAAGAATGGGCAAGGTAAAGAATGGGCAATCACATAAAAAATGAGTCAAAAGACCCACTTTTTATTTTTTTATTTTTTAAGCAAGTGTTGATGTTATTTTTTGTAATAATTGGTTTGATGCACTACTGCATTCTTTAATGGTAGAGCGACACATCGCGCAATCGACCGTTAATTTGTTCGTTGATTTGATTTGACCAATGATACAGTCGCCGCAAAATGAATGGTTGCAGCCAAGTTGAACCATCGAGTCATTCGTCATATCGGTATAACAGATTGGACATTCGTCGTGAGTTTCCTTCATCAACGACGAATTATGATTTGTCTTTATTGGCATTTTTGCACTAACACCTGGTAATTGATGAACACGGTAATATAACTCCATATGATTATTTAACCAATATCGAATACGACCCATATCTAAGAGGTCTCGTCCACTGTTTTGTATAATAATTTTTAATTTATCTATAGCAAAACTCATTGCGTTTAAGTTTGACCAATTCTCTAGATTCGCGACAAGTCGGCTGAATAGGTCATAATTTTCTTGAAAATATATATCAATAATTGGTCTTGGATTGGTTGAATGGTCGTTACGCAATTCATTTTCAGCATACTCAATGTAATACGCATGCAACTTTTTGTTATAATCGTTTAAAGTTGTTCGCGGATTTGAATCCAATTGATGTAATTTTGCTAAGATTTTACAATCACTCATGGATAATTTATTTATCCATTTTTTATGAGTTTTTTCTCCATTTGGATGACTTCGTAAATAACGGCAGGTAGTTAAATACATATACTGAGCACATGTATGTAATTTGTCAATATCGGCATGATTACATTTTCGAATATTGTGCCCGGTAGATTGGCAAAAGGAACAGCGGCGAACAGTATTCACTCTAGAAGTAGGAACAACAAAGACATTCGGATTCTCTTCTATTGAACTAAGGTCAATAATTTCACGTTGGGTTATTGCGGACATTTAAGTATTTTTAGATTGGTTTTTGGTGGGTTCTTTTATTTAGGTTTTTCGAAAAAGTAGTTCAATTTTTTGTAATATTTTTCCAGTGAATTTGCAGAATAATATATTTATTCACGTAAGTAAATATATTATACGTCAGTGTCCATTTCAACTTGAATACTATCGGCACGTTGTTCATTTATTTCGGATGCATTGACGTCATCTTGTTTTAAAATTGTTTCGCGTAACATTTCATTACGGATATTGGTGGTTTCTACATCGGCCGCCTCGCGTTCTTCGAAGTCAACTGTTTCGCGAACACCAATCAAATTACCCTGTTCGTCCATGGTTTGGGTCAATACATTACCCGATTTTTCGGCCAATTTAATATTTTCTTCAATCGCCTTCTTCTTCGTATCTTTAATACGTTGTTCGAACTCTTGTTTGGCCTTGGTTTCGTTCTTCAACTTTTCTTGATGAAGTTTATTCAACTCTTCCTCCATAAATTCGACACGTCCGGTTTTGTAAGCATCTGGGTCCCACGGAATCCACATACCCACTGGACCTACAAAGATATCATGGTTTGGGTCATATTCGCGTAATTTCTTGCATTGTATTTCGGCCTCTTCCTGTGTTGAAAATACACCACGAACTTTTAAACCTCTTACAGATGTTTGGAAAGCGTTTTCGCGTTGGAATTGGACGGCTAATCTATCTTCATTTTTATCCATAAAGGTATTGAAATCATCGTCCACTGGAGTTTCTTTTAATTTAGCTTCTTCTTCTTTCGAAAATTCATTCAAATCGTTCATCACTTCCTCGACATTTAGATTATATTTATAGGATAAAAAATGGACAAAATCCAAAAATTTATTCATAGATTTAGTAAAATCGTATTGTTTTAAAAATTGGTCAAACATAAATAATTCGCGCTTCTTCAAAATCTTTTCAGGAGAAACAAACGACATACATGTGAATTTTTGTCCGGCAATTGGTGTATCTTCATCACATAAATCAATATATTTAGGATTAGGTTTTCCATTTTCCAAATTTTTTCGTTCGAATGAAGACATCCTAGAATAATCTTTAGCAAAAAATATGTTTAAGTGTTTTTAAAATAAATATATAATTTTATTCACAAAAATCGAATTTCTATTTTAATTTTCTAATTTCTACAAAAATATTATATTAGCAATATTATATAATAGGTATGAACGCCGATTTAACCGAATTCATTAAACGCATCATCAAATACTTGATTGAAGGTTTAGCCGTTGGTCTAGTTGCATTAATTGCTCCAAGAAAACCATTAAACGTTGAAGAAATTTTAGTCATTGCATTAACCGCCGCTGCCGCATTCGCCATTTTAGATTCATTCGCTCCATCCATTGGAACTTCCATGAGAGGAGGCGCTGGATTTGGTTTAGGAACTAGTTTGGTCGGAGGACTTAAATTAGCCGCTGTATAAATTCCACGATATAAATAATATTGTTTGCAATATTGCTAACAAAATTATTCGATTAGACGGTAGGGAAAAATTCCCAATCTAGGTCATTGCATACCTTCTTCCATATCATATCCTGCTCTAATTGTTTCTCTCGGTCTTTCATCATAGGTATATATGGTAAGTATTGTGTTTGGTCTAATAAAACACATAATTGATACAATGTATAGGTATAGTTGAAAAAATTCGTGCGATTGGCCGGACAATGCACCGCCCACGGTTTTTGTATTTCGATAAATAATACACATAATGTTTCGTGCAATTCTTCATTCATGATGGGCGGTTTAATACCAAACATTGAATTTATATATTGAATGTGTTCAAAATATTTATTTAGTCCTAGTTTACGTAAAATATCGCGCATTTTATCGTAATTAATGAGAGACATATCTGTAATACGTTCTTTCTTAATACGATTTCGAATCGCCGAAATCACTTCATCCGGTATTTGAGTGGTCTCTTTGGCCTGAAATTGGGATAAAATCTCTTTGAAATGGTTGAGACGAATATATGCCGTATAGGATACTTCATTGGGGGGCTCTTTATTGGTGGGTTTAGAACTGTCTACAATATAGGTAATGAATTTACCGCAATTCGTATTATTACATATTAAAATGCCTTCTTCGTCTTGTGGAATAAGCTCTCCTAAATGACATACTTCACATACGTCAGACGGAACCACGAAATCATGGATATTTAGTATTTCATTATTCACATTTTTCCAATAATTATTGTATGAATTCTTTGATTGACTATATTTTTCACTATTCGGGTTCGAAGATTCTTGAGTTTTCGCTCTTATTTTAAAAAAAGAATTGAGTATATTCACATTTTGATTATTATCCCCGCTCGATACTTTTTTTTTCTCTTCGAAATATTCAAAAATGTGTTTTGAATTCTCTAACAAATATTCCTTCTTTTTTGATTTCAGTTGTTGAATTTCTAATTTGATTTTACTGATTTTATCGCGAATATCCATACATATATCTATTTTACTGTTATCCAATTCTTTCAATTTATGTTTCAAATGATTCTTTTCTTTTATTAATTGGGGAATAACATTGATTTCTAAATCATGGAAATAATTCAACATTTCGGTATGTTTTTCATCGATAGTATTTGCAGTATGTGTATTTTTTACTATTATTTTTTTGTTTTGATTCATAGATTTAATAGGGTGGCGTTTTTATGTTTTTATTTACATAATAATATTATTATAGTTCTGTAAAATAAATACGCAAAAAATAGATAGAAATAAATAGTTGTAATGTAGCCGTCTTTACTACAACTGGCAGCACTGGCTCTATCACAATGGGGTCTACTTCAAAAACAGCATATTATATTATCGCTGGAGGTATGGCGAGCGGTGTTAAAGGAACTGGTGTGTCAGGTGTTGTTATATTAAGCCGATTATCTCATATTTTCGTCAAAATATGGTATTTGTCAATATTCCTAAATAATATAGTATTTTTATGGATAATCAAAAACATTTAGACATACCGGATAATATTAAAATGGACCGTAAACATTTCCAAAAAATGATGTTTCTAAATAATGCTCTAAATGATGGGTGGACAGTTAAAAAATCTGCCGAAAACTACATTTTTACGAAAAAACATGAAAATAAACGCGAGATTTTCCAAGAAAATTATTTGGAAAACTTTATAATATCGAATTTGAATAACTAGTTGAAGGAAGTGTCTGCATTCTTCGTATTGAAATTGGCGGTTTGGTATGATATCGGTGTATTATACAAAAGGTGGGTATTAATTTACAATTTCATTTAATTTAGCAATTTCTCCAAATTTTTTTCTTGGATTAGTATATAACCTATAAAAATGGGTGGAGCACTAATGCAACTAGTCGCCTACGGCGCACAAGACGTTTTCCTTACTGGAACCCCTGAAATTACCTTCTGGAAGGTATCATACCGCAGACACACTAACTTTGCCATGGAAAGTATTGAACAAACTTTCTCTGGACAAGCCGATTTTGGACGCAGAGTAACTTGCACCATCTCAAGAAATGGTGATTTGGCTTACAGAACCTACTTACAAGTCACTTTACCTGAAATCAACCAATCCCAAGCCACCTCCGGAACTGATGGTGTCTATGCTCGTTGGTTAGATTTCATTGGTGAACAATTAATCTCCCAAGTTGAAGTTGAAATTGGAGGTCAACGCATTGACCGTCAATATGGTGACTGGATGCACATCTGGAACCAAGTTACTCTTTCATCTGAACAACAACGTGGATACTTCAAGATGATTGGACATACTACCCAATTAGTATACATCACTGACCCTCAATTCGCTGATGTTGCTGGAGCTTGTTCATCATCCGGAGGACCAAACCAAGTTTGTGCTCCAAGAAACGCTTTACCAGAAACCACCCTTTACATTCCTCTATTATTCTGGTTCTGCAGAAACCCTGGACTTGCTCTTCCTTTAATCGCTCTTCAATACCACGAAGTCAAAATCAACATTGATTTCCGTCCAATTGGAGAATGCTTATGGGCAGTCAAATCCATGACCTCAACTGATGGATCCACCCAATCAGTTACCAGTGCTTACCAACAATCCCTTGTTGCCGCATCCTTATACGTTGATTATATCTTCTTAGATACTGATGAACGCAGAAAGATGGCACAAAACCCACACGAATACTTAATTGAACAACTTCAATTCACTGGTGATGAATCTGTTGGTTCATCCTCAAACAAAATCAAGTTGAACTTCAACCATCCTTGCAAGGAATTAATCTGGGTTGTTCAACCTGATGCCAACGTTGACTACTGCTCATCCCTTGAATCTGGAACTACCCTATACAAGACCCTAGGAGCCCAACCATTCAACTACACTGATGCCATTGATGCTTTACCAAATGCTATCCATGCATTCGGTGGTCCAGCTGAGACATCAGGTGTTAATGCATTCATAACATCATCTGGTTTATTCGAGATGGCCGGTGCCAATGACACTTCATCATCAACTGGTGCATGGGCTGGTATTGGTGCAGCTGGTACTGAATCAGCTGTCTCTGATGCAGGTACATTCGTACTTGCCGAGACTGCTCTTGACATGCATTGTTGGGGTGAGAACCCAGTTGTCACTGCCAAGTTACAACTTAACGGCCAAGACAGATTCTCTGAGCGTGAAGGATCATACTTCGATGTTGTTCAACCATACCAACATCACACCCGTGCTCCTGACTGTGGTATCAATGTTTACTCATTTGCCTTACGCCCAGAAGAGCACCAACCAAGTGGTTCGTGCAACTTCTCCAGAATCGACAATGCTGTTTTACAACTTGTCCTTTCTGCTGCAACAGTTTCAGGAACATCCACTGCTAAGGTCAGAGTATATGCAGTCAATTACAACGTCCTAAGAGTCATGAGTGGCATGGCTGGTGTCGCATACAGTAATTAAACAGTTCATATGCAGTGGTAATTAAGACACGTAAATAGTATTTACATGTTAATATAAATATGAGCCATAAGTGGTTCATATTTATAGAATGGGGGTGGAATATGCAAGCGACATACGTCAATCCTTCAATGCTTGTAATATCACATGTTTGAGTTGTATTATAACAAGCATATACATAGGCTCTTCTATGATTATATAATCCACTACGTCTCTTACTCAT